TCTTTATATTTGTTCAGTACGATAATATTATCGTTGATATCTAAATCGGTTGAATTGATTGTAGTCGTCTTACCTTTAACCTCTAGTTGTCCGTTAATAATAACTTTACCAATAAGTTGATTACTAGCGTTTACTTGTCCTCTTGAGGTATCAAGGATAATATGTTCGCCTGGTTCAACTTTGACTATATAATTTCCGTTTTCTACATTTACTACTTTTGACATATTTGGTCCTATAATAGGGAGACTTGCTCCCTAATATAATATTTATAGCTTATCCTCTTCAATCTGGGCTTCCATCTTAGTTCCAGATGATTCATCTAACTTAGCTACTTTCTTAACTTTATCCATAAAAGATTCCTCTTTAGGTTTCTCGTAGTCTTCTTTAAATTTTTCTAGACTGGGTTTTGGTTTTGGAGTAGCTGCTGCAGAAGGTGTTGGAGGTGCAAAGCCTGGATTTGTATCAAAACTCCAAGGTTGGTATGTTTGATTATATTTTGAATCTGATGATACAATTTTCATCATTTTCTTTTTGAGATGCGAAACTTGAACAAGTGTTCCGTCTTTTAGCTTTACATTGATAATCATTTCGCCTGGCTTCAACGAACTCATCTGTCGAACTTCGTGTGGAACAAGGTGACAAATTGCCGTATTGCCTTTTTCATCTTGGCATCTAAATTTAGAACTTCCAATTTTTCTAATGACCCATCCTTGAACGCTTTCAGTTCCGTTATGAAACTGGCACTTGATTGGATTGTCTTTCAGAAATTCTTTACCTAATGGTCCTGGCATGTATTTCTCCTAATATAGGTGTTATGACTCATTACCATAATGAGTCATAATGTGTTACTGTATTTAGCCGTATATTAGAAATGATTATTTTGATTTTTCGTATTGTTTAGATTTGAGTTGTTCTTTTGCCCATTGTGGCAAGTCTTTTAGTCGATATTGAGTCATACCAACAGTTTCATTTTCGTCTAGGTTCCATTCAGTCATAGGTAGGGGGTCAGGTTGTTCCATTTTCAGTACATTGCTTTCGTCTATAGTCGTCTATTGCGGCTTTGATTGCATCTTCGGCTAACACCGAGCAGTGGATTTTAACAGGAGGTAGTGATAATTCGTCGACTATGTGTGTGTTTTTTATTTCGAGAGCTTCATTGACGCTCTTACCTTTAACCCATTCAGTTGCTAGACTAGAACTAGCAATAGCTGATCCGCAGCCAAATGTCTTAAATTTTGCGTCTATGATTTTATCGTCTTCAACTTGTATTTGAAGCTTCATTACATCCCCACATTCCGGCGCTCCTACAAGGCCCGTTCCTACGTTTTCTGAATTTTTATCGAGCGAACCTACATTGCGTGGATTGTCATAATGATCAATTACACCTTGTGAGTATGCCATTTTTGTTCTCCTCAGTAATATTTATCAATAAATTTTAGGATTTTTAGTCATAAAAAAAGGAGCCGAAGCTCCTCTTTTATTTATCAGTATAGCTCTGATTGGATGTAAAAGTAGTTATTACATGAACGATACAGCAGTATCATCAATGCCTACTTTTGCCAAGTAATCAGCAGCATTACCCAGTGAAGATGCACTGTTTGTTAGCTCAATATAACCATATCGTGTCATAAAGCTAACGACTGGCTCGAAGGTAGCTGGATCAAGAACTACACCACTTGACATCAATGGGATGTATGGGCAGTAGAATGCAGGAGCATCGCTCTCTGTTGTTCCTTTGTATCCAATCAACACAGGAGCACTATCTTGTGCGTATGTATCAACATAAATCTTCATGGAGTTGTTCAAAGTTCCAACAAACTTAGTATTAGTTGGAGCTTCGAAGGTGCCTTCTGTTGTGCGAGCAAATGCACTTGTTGTCGCGCTTTGCAGGATTGTCAATGTCATTGGGGACACAACAGACCAGTTAGCAGCGCCACGTCGTGTTCGCTGAGCTACAACGTTTGCAGCACGGTTAATCATAACAGCCAAAGCGGCATGCTCGTCACCAACGAATGTAGCATCGCCAGAGACACCAGTTTGGGTGTAAGTCATAAGAGGAGTACCACCAAGCACTTTGAGGCTTTGCAGAATCTCTTGATCAATTTCAACGGTAATTTCTTGTGCTAGAGCAGCCATTACTTCTGCTTCAACATCAATACCGTGCATAGCTTGGGCGTCTTGAGCCGCTTCAAATGTCCAGCGAGCGCTGAGCTTACGAGTTTTAGCTTCAACGGTTTGCTTCAAGATTTGAATTGACATTTTACGTCCAGGAATGCCTTCCATGGTAGCTGTTGGGAGAGGCTTTCCATCAGGATCAGTTCCACCACCGGAATATGATGTAGCCACTTTCCATGGTGTCAATGCTTCCTCACCAGCAGTAATATTATCAAACGTATCGGAGTATCGTACTCTCAATGTATGAATTTGTCCTACTGGTCCAGTAAGAGGTTGTACGCCAATAATTTCGTTTGCAATAACGGTTGGCATAACCCGTCGAATAACGGGAAGAATAACTCTGTTTAGTGTGGCAATGTTACCAGCTGAAGTAGTTCCAGCGGAAGCACTTTCAATAAGATGCTTTCGTGTATTTTCTAGTGTAGTTGCCATTACGCTTTTTTTGGTACCTTGCAATCCTTCAAGAAGTGCTCCTTTGGTATCCTGCCAGCGATTTTCTAACAATTCTGACATTTAATTTCTCCTTAATTAAGTCCTGCAAGCCTACGAATGTCAATGACATTATCTCTTGCACCTGTTGATTGTGTTTCGTTAACTTTTTTGTTGCCTGTTACTTCTTTGCCTTCTGTTAGTGTTGCCTTTTTCTGTTGTGGTTTTACATCTTCATTGATTACTGTGGGTAAGTATTTCTTAAAAGAAGATTTCAGTCGATTTGTTTGAACACTTTCCAACAAGTCCATCATTACATTCTTTTGTGATTTGTTGAGTGGTTCTACCAATTCGGCAATAATTTCTTTACGACTTACATTTTCTGTAATCTTTTTTAGGTCCTGATTGCGTTTGCTAATCATTTGAGTTGCTTTACTCATCTTTACACGAGCTTCGTCTAGTTGCTTGTCTTTGAGTTGAACAATCTTCATAAGTTTTGAAGTTTCGCTCTTCTCGTTCAAATAACTATTCATATACTCGGATGAGAAAGCTTCAAACAATCTGCGCCCAAAATCATTCTTTCGTGCAGTTTCGATATCTCCTTTGAGTTGTCCAATCTCATTTCTGAGAACTTTTTCAACCATTGTAGATACTTTAGTAGCACTCTTCTTAACGAAGTTAGATTTTATATTACTAAATTGTGTTTTAGCTTCTCGTACCAACCTAACTTTTGTCTCTGCCAAGTCTTTCTTATCAACTTGGAACTCTGTAATTTCTTTTGCTAGTGCATCAACAACAAATTCTTCCAGCATACGGAACTTCTTTGCCATTTCCTTTTGATCTGAATGAAGTTCAGTAACTTCTTTCATTAGCATTTGATTTACGAAGGATTTAAGTACGGTTCCTTGTGAGTGCATGCCTTTTACAAACTTAGCTTTGGCATCAATAAGCTGTCGCCTATCCTCAGCCAACTCAGCCATCTCTTCTTTGAGACGCTCGCTAACCATTTTGTCAATAGCTTCTACCATCACAGTTTTATCGTGCTCGTACTTTTGTGCAAATTCTTCTCGAAGCATAGCGGTTACTTCCTGTCGGTTTTCTTTAACCTTTGCGTTCCACGCTTCTTCAATTTCTTGCTTTACACTTTCGGAAACTACATCGTTTTCTAATAGTGTTTTTAGAGCTTCCAACATTCTTGTATCTCCTATTATTGGAGTCTGCTGATTATATTAACCAGCGATTCTTTTAAGTGTTTTTGTGCCTTTTTATCTTTTGCTATTTCTAGTGCCTTGTAACCGCCTTTATTATTCATTAAATGTTCGTATATTGGTGTTGGGTAAGCTCCTGGTGCGGAAGGTTGCGCTACGACATCAACTGTAATAATCTCAAAATCACTGACATTACCACTGCCGTCTTCAGATACATTTCCAGATCCGCGGCTACTTACGCCTAGCTTTACACCATTTTCTAACATTGTTCTAACCAATCCACCCATGGGTGTTGGTAAAATCTTTAGTTTGCCGTAGCCATTTGGACCATCCATCCACACCTCTGTAATCATGTGGGATACACGGTCCAAATTGACTGTAAGGCCCTCGGGATGATCCACCTCACCGAGAACACTATATCCGCCTGCAATTTGTTCGCTAAGGGTTTTAACAGCCCTACCAATTTCGTTTACAGGATACACTCGCTGATTAGCGTTGCGGACTCCGCCTTGAATACAAATACCTTTCATAAACAAGTCTTTGCCCTCATTGGCACCCTCAACAACAACTCTTGCTTGATCGAACGTTAAATGTTCTCTTAATAAATTCATCCGTTAGTCCTATTCCTTATTTGGCTCTCTTAGGTGCGCCGTTTAGTGGGCTTTGCTTATATACGCCGCCATCTTCGCTTGACAATGAGCCTTTCTTTTCTACTCCGTGTCCTTTTGAATTGTTACTGTAGAAACTCTTAGCTGCCTTAGCACCTGGAACGTTTACATTTTTTGTATTCATATCCTTAGGTGTTTGTGACAAATGTCCGTTTCCTTGAACTGATCCGCCTTTTCCAATAACGTTGGTTTCTTTAGATGTTCCACCGTTAAGGATGTTAGCAGTAGTTCCGCCCATGTCATTCTTACCAGCTACTGGGCTTTTATTATTCACACCGTCATCACCTAGCTTGCTTGAATACTGATGGTACTGGTTTCCGCCAATTCGATCTACATACTCTCGCATTTGTTCTGCGGCTGTTTTAGGACCTGTTGATTCATATTTGAATGATTCTTCTGGCATTTCTTCTTCGTCGCCCATGTCATCCATGTCGCCTTCTTCGTCGCCCATGTCGTCCATTTCGTCGTCGCCCATGTCGTCTCCGCCTTCACCGTCAGCCATTAGTTCTTCGAACTCAGCTTTAAGATCTGCAAGTTCAGCTTCCAAGTCAGCAATTTGATCTTGTGTTACTTCGCCGCCTTCGCCGCCAGCATCCATGTCCATATCGTCGTCGCCCATGTCCATTGACAAATCACCTTCTGGATCTCCGCCCATTTCCAGATCATCGTCTTCTTCACTGTACATGCCTTCGTTGTCTGATGCTAAATCAACTGACTGATCTACTTCATCAATAGCTGCTTCAATAGCTTCAATTGCGTCATCGTCAGCGCCTTGTCCAGCAAGGTGTTGGTTAAAGATTGCAGCAACTTCTGGATTGTCTGATGTTGCGTCGCCAAACATACCATCTTCTGTTGGGATGGAAACTTGTGTGGCATGCTCACCAAAATTGATTTGGTTTGTTCCTTGTCCACCTGCCCATGTATAATCTACACCACCTGGTGTTTCGCCTTCGTGTCCAGATTCATAATCCATATCACCATCTACTTCAGGTGCTTCATCATCAAAGGCTTCCTCAAGATCGTCGTCTTCGTCAACTTCTTCGTCTTCGTCAACTTCTTCGTCTTCGTCGAGGTCCTCATCAT